GGGCATACGCCTCGTCCTTCATGGACGAGCGGCCGAAAATAAACGTCTGGTCCGGTGGATGTCACCGGCTCCAGGGAAAGATCCGCCCCGATCTACTCGGGTCGGATCGTAAGAACCACACTTGGTTTACCCAAGTGCGGTCACATGAAGAGAAGATGTATCTCCTCTTCAATCATACCCACTGGGGTCATAGGATCCAAGTGGCGCGCCGGTCTGGTCAGGCCGGCCGTGCGAAGGACCCCTTGAGGTTCTTCGCACAACAGCTCTTCAGGAGGATTTCATTCTTCCTGAGGGGTCTTCACGACCCGATCTGGTCTAAGCCAGAACGGGTCCAGTTCGCGGACTACACCTCGTGTAGAAACGCGACATACAGGGCTCAACGTCTCATTGAGACCCTGAAAACCGTTGACGGATTATTCCTTCAGCGGTTTCTGTCCTACCCCGAGGAGGTGTGGGACTGGGAGAAGTACGATTTATTCGTACTTCAAGCCTTGTCGATATTCATCACCGATGAATTTTTCGACGGTCTCTTGACGGCTAAGGCCCTCAAAGAGATCAATACGCATTACGAGCAGCTGAAGCGCTCTCGTAAGCTCTTCAAACTGGTCATACACCAGGATGAAGCAGATCGGCGATGGTCCGATCTGAACGGGTGTCCCCGATGGGTACACTCGTTCCTCGGAGGAGCGTGGAAACGCTCCCTCCGTCACAGCGGATACGCGAAGGCGTATCTCGCTGGAGTACTGTCCCAGACCCGAGGGTCGGGGACTCCTCCTCCTCTAGTGACCCTTCGGTCAAAGAGGAAGTTTCTAACGTCGGTTCAGGAGAAACCCGAACCGATGTCCGCGACCTCACGATTACTCGTGAGGAACGCGCTCGCTGAGGCCCTTAAGGAATTACCTAAGGGTCTCTTTACAGGGCTCGAGACGAAGTCTCGGGTCACTGTTTCCGGTGCGGCTTGCTGGGAAGCAACTCGCAAGGAGGGCGGAACCGCCCAAGCCATACTTGACCTTATGGTCATGTATGAAGATTCCGGTGTCCCGATCAGGTGTCTGGACACTGGCAAAATCATCGAATGGAGGAATAAATCCTCGTTCGAGAGCATCGGCACGGCCATATTTTGGTCGTGCCTGGACAGAGTTATGAGGACTGATCCTCAAGAACTCCGGCAGGTCCACTTGACCGTTGTCAAGGAACCTGGAAAAGCGCGCGTCGTCACAAAGGGACGCGCGGCCTTGAAGATCGTGCTAGACACGGTCTCCAAGATTTGCTCTTACCCCTTGAAGAAGGGGATTAAGAGCTCTGAGTCCGGGATGGGTCGAGCCCATCACGGATGGAATCTCTTCAAGGACTTCACGTCCGAAGAGATGTTCGAGCTTCTTTTCTCTGAGGACAAGAAGCTCCGTGAAGAAGACGAGTTCGCGGATCACGTAACTCGGCTTTGTGTCTGGGAAGATGTATATCTTTCCAGCACCGACTACCAGGAGGCCACAGACCGACTGGTACACGAGCTTGCCCACATGTTGGGCAAGACGTGGATGCAGAAGTGCGGTATACCCCCACTGCTGCAAGGCATCGTGGTCGGAATCTGTTTCCAACCACGGGAAGTTCTCTTTACGGCCACAGGGCCGTTAAGCGAAATAGGGTCTCCGGTGGACGGAGACCTGAGGTCTGTGCGGTTATACCGCGGAGTCCTCATGGGGGATCCCCTTACAAAGGTGATCCTCCATCTCGTGAATATTGTTTCACGGAAAGTGGGCCAAGGACTGTTCCTTGGGACACTTTACCATGGGGCTCGAAATGCATTCGAGGCTCATGAGAACTTCCTAGAGGCTGCTCTAGGAAGCACGCCTACCCAAGGCTAGACCTTGAGTAGCGCAACGCAGGGCCCCCAATTGGGGCAAC